CTTTCTCCGAAACTTCTATTATCTACATTACAGAATCTTAAAATAGAATTTCTTGTTTTTGCCATAATTTCACTTTCTCTAGATTGTTCTTCTAGATCAACTTTAATAGAAACAACAAGATCTAAGGTTCTTAATAAACCATCTACAATTACTACCTCATCGGTAGCCATTTTCTTATTATTTATGGCTTCTAATAATTGTGTTTTAAATACAGGAGTAGCTTTCTTTAACTGAATATCAGAAGCTTTCTCTAATACATAAATATCTATAACATTCGCAGATGCATAAGCTTTTCTAGTAGCTGCGTTGGCCTTTCCTATGGTTCCAAAAGAACTAATAAATGTATTAGTAAATGAAGTATAATCTTCTAAAGTAACTAATCTATCTTGCCTTCTAAAAGTTAAAGGGGCGTATTGTTTTGCGTGCTGTATAGTTTCAGCATCAGACCCCCCTGAACCTATAGAAGTATTAGTTAAAACTGCTGATCGGTCTGAAGCACCTTCTGTTACATCTATTTGATAATTTATAAAATCTTTAGGTATATTACCTCTGGATCCTCCTCCAACCCTATACTCTACAAAATAACTTGCAGAGTCTTCTGGAGATATTCCTGCTACCCCATCTCCAAAAACAACTGATCCTTCATAATCATTAGTATAAACAACTTCAAAAATCTTATCCGAAAGTCCTGATGCAAAATATATGTTATCTACTTCTTTATATTCTCCATTAACAGAGGGTTGCTCTGACGTAATATAAACTCTAATGCTTCCATCAATAATTGGAGATTTCGATAATTTTATTACTTTCTGTCCTTCCGTTGCTGTAAATTCCCCAGATTCAGTAATTAGACTCCCTTCTTGAATTGCTAAATTTGTAAAAATATCTTTATTAATTCCTAACCCTTCTGAAGGAAGTAGAGTAATTTTTCCATCTGATCGTCTTAAATCTTCTATTAATCCATTAACAATTTTATATAAAGTAAAAGTTAAAATCTCTCCATCCTCTAAAGATCTTACTTCTATAACTCTATTTTCTGGCGAAATTGTAATATTACTAGTAACTGCTGACCCTTTTTGTAAATCAATCTTTGCATCAGCGGCAGAGGATAGTGGACCTCTCATGCGAACTCCAATAAGTTCTAATAATTTTTTTACACTTGCTCTTTGTTTAGCAGTAGATAAAAAGTTCTCATTCGCCAACATATCTGCTTTCATACTTAAAACAGATCCCATATATGCTACTAATTCTAATAGCATAATACCAAAATCAGATTCTACAAAGTAATCATAATCTTGAGGATATACTGCTTTGGCGTAATTAATTAAAGATTCCCTTAACCCAAGAAAATCTGAATTAGCAAAATTAATTAAATTTCGTCTTTTAGTTATTGGAATGTTCGCCAATTTCATAAAATCAGAGCTAATAGCATTATTAAAATTCATATAATATTTACCTCTACATCAAATATTTCTAAATCTGATTCATCTAATACAATATTAAGGATAATCTTTAATGAATTACTCAATACTCCTGAATCTTCATTTGGTAATACAGTTAGTTTTTGAATTTTAGCACCAACAATATACTTAGAAAATGAGGTAACTATATCATTCTTTATACTATTAAATGTATCCTCATCTAATGGTTGGAATAAATACCTTTTTAAATTACACCCAAAATCAGGTAGCATAACTCTCTCACCTTTAGAAGTTAAGAGTAACTGCTCTACGGCTCCTTTTATCAATCTAATATTTGTTGTTTTTTGTAAAAACCCGCCTTGTTTTGTGCTCTTATCTAAATTAAAATTAAATCCATAGTAGGTTTTTCTAGCACTCTTTACTTTTTCTGTCTGTAAAGAAGTACTAGATCTTCCATAGGTATTAATTGTATTTCCTGTATAAGATAATGGCATTAGATTAGTATTGTTTTAAAGAATCCTTGTTGTGCTTTATAATTTGTTAGAACCTCACTACTATTTAGTGGTTTGGAGTAAAATTTTAAACTTCCAACATGACCACGCAAACCACTTATAATACCTCCTCTATCGCCTCCCATGAAGTTTCCATACTGATACATCCCATCAGTATAACCTCCTCCTACTATCCAAGGAGTGAAGTAGGGGTTTAGCTTTGGTCCTGTTTTTATAGTGTTTGGTCCATCTACTGAACTTGAATTATATTCAAAACTATTATTCTTCTTAAAAGTTGGTAAATTAATAGGAGAATTAAATTCAGTTCCAAAAATATCAGAAATAGCTGAAGTGGTTATTAATGATCCATCAGCAAAGAAGCTAATTATATCTTTTTTAGGATCTACTGATATGTCTAATAAAACGAAGTTTGACGACACGTTTCCTATTTGTGTCGCTGACAAGTCCACTTTCATCTTTCTAAATGATAATTCAGCAGAACAATCATCTGTGCTAATGAAAGATGCGGAAGAGGAATCTCTTGAAATAGTGGGTGCTAAAAAGAAACTTAATGAAGATGTAGGTGAATTTAATTCATTATCATTAGAATATCCTGTATTTTCTTGAGTTATTCTTCTGTCCCTGGTAAAACCACATACTAATCCTCTAACTAATTTATCTCCTTTATCGTTAGGAAGATAATCTAAATCAGCAACTTCTCCTAAATGATTCAATGTTGTCTCAAAATTTTCAGAAATTCCAACATTTTCAGAACCTAAAAGAACTTTAGTTAGTGAGGAGGTAGTACCACTTAACCATCCTAACTCTCCATCCATAATATTAGGAACATGAACCCAACATTCCATAGTGAATCCATTTTGATTATATGTTAAATCTCTAAATTCTTGAGTATCGGGTAATCTAAAATAAGTTCCCATAGCCGAAGCTCCTGCTGGGAAGTGTTCTTTATTCTTAACAATTCCTTCAAAGTAAGGCACTCCTAAGCCTGAAGGAAATACAGCCTCTTTATTAGGAGAAACTAACTGCCCATCATTATACCTATTAGAAGTAGCACAATTTGTAGTGACGTAATCAGTAGATGATGGTAAGGATATATTAGAATCTAGGAAATTATATATAGCAAATAAACTATCTGTATGAATCTGATCATTTAAAGAAAGAACTGCTCCTGAATTTATAGAAGATGGAGTATAAAGAATACTGCCTTTTCCAACATTAGGAACATATAAATGCGAATATTGCAGGGAGTCAGGTTTTTGTGATGAAGTTACATATTTTGGATTTAAAGGTAATACTATACCAGTAACTTCTGATTGTGAAAAAATAAGTGCTTTTTGTTTTTCTAGATCTATGATTAAATTATATTCTTCTAAATAAGAAAAATCGTTTATAGGAACTTCCCCTGGAGCAAATAAAGGAGTTTCCTCATTTCCATATATTTTAGGAACTTTTATAGCAATCTCAATCTGCTTTTTTCTTCTATTTATTTTACTATTATGATTTGCAATTTCTGAAATAATTAATTGCCTTTGGTTTTTAACAATAGCCGAATCTTCAGTATACAGATCAACTAACTCAGATAGGTTTGAGGATAAATCAAAAACTTGCTTATCTCTTTGTTGAAGAAGAACAGCTAAAAAGTGATCTTCATTATAATGTTCTTGAAGAGTTTTCCCATCATCAATAAGTTCAGGATCAAAAACATTATCAGTAAACTTATTTAAAGATTCTATGGATACAGCATCCCCTTTTCCTCCTAAGTTGGGATCAAAATTATATCTCCAAGCATCCCCAGGAGCAATAATTCCAGATATAGCCAAGTAAATAGGATCTAATCCCCCAGATTGAGAATCATAGTATAAACCATCACTAGTTAAGACATATTGACCTTTACTTGTTATAGGAGGACCATAAGTTAATCTAAATACATCTTCCTTAAGCCCTGGATCCTCTGGGGTACATCTTTTAAATACAGGATTACTAAAAAATGGATCAAACTCTGCCCCTTCAGGGAAGCAAGGCTCTAGTGAGGGATCATTTTCTCTATCTAGTAAAATCTGATCAATAGTATTAATTTGATTATCACATTTAGTAATGAAATCAACTAGCAAGTCCATATTTACTTTCATACTAGCAAATGCAGCTTCAGGATCATACCCTATTTTAGTACGATCAAAATTACCTGATTGAAAATCATCAGCATCTTTTAGCGATTTAAAGCAATCAATAATGCTTTGTATCTGGTCCGAAATATTTTCATATATTTCTATTGCTTCCGATACAAGGGAAGTAATATACGAAATTCCTGCAATTAAGTCTCCAATAGCCTCACCAAATCCTGTAACAAGGTCTAAGCCTCCTATATTTGCTTTAAATTTTAGTCTACCAGTTTCTGTATCATACTCAATAAATCCAATAGATGTTAGGGCTTCTTTTGTTATAGCTCTAGCTTGATCCTGGCCCTTTCTCATAGCCTCCTTTACTTTTTCTTGTAACTCAAATAAAAGTTCAGTAGGTAATAATGATAGAGCTTCAGCAGCTAAATTAAGCATACAGGAAGGTAGCCCAAAACCCATCCCAAGAGATGTAGTTAGTGATTTTCCTTGTCCAGCAGCGGAAAAATATGAATTTGCGTCAAAATTTGCCATTATATTTAATCAGGGGTTTATACAGGTTGCAGCATTCCATTTCTAGGAGTAATAATTCCAAGAGGAAAATAATAACTATAATCAAACCCAGGTAAAGGGGTTGCTGGGGTTGAAAGGCCACTATTAAGATTTATTGTAGCTCCGTCAGCATTAATACCAGCAGTTCCTTGTATATTTACTGATCCAGCAGGGGCAGTCATATTAATATTTCCTGTTCCTGCTAATAAATTAATACTTCCTGCGCTAACCAAATCAATATCACCTAATAATGATTGAATTTCTACTCTACCACTTGATCTTAATCTAATAACACAATTAGGACTTGCTCCAGCGGTTTGTAGTTGGATTAATTGATCTACTCCTTCTGGATTTAAGCATTCTATAAAAATTCTTCCGTCAAGTGCTGTTCGTGGACCATTTAATGCTATAGGAGTAGGCCCTTTTGTAGTAAATAGATTAATGTCTCCAGTATCGCTTTGTAAATTAATATTACCAAAATGTTGAGACCCTGGTAGACAATTTGCACCAGTCGATGAGTTTAATAGATTTAAATCTCTACCATCCACTACAGTAATGTCCGTTTGAGATTCATAATTAAGATACTGCTGAGGTCCAATCGTTTCTACAATAATAGCTTTATTTGGAGGACCGACTAAAGCATTCTCAGGATTAGCTGTTAAAGTAATTTTACTACCTTTACCAGTATCCATAATGATACAATCTAATAAAGGAGAATCTATTATCGAAAGATGTTTTGTAGTTATTCCTTTTAATACTGTTTTTAGATTAATGATTTTTGGATTTTTGGATTTTTCTTCAGCAATGATTAAACCTTGCCCTAGTTTTCCTAAGAAAGCCATTTTCATTGGAAATCCAGTAGCTCCATACACATCTAATACTCTTTGTATTGCTGATTTTTTAGATGCATCCGTATTTTCTTTTAGCTTTTTGTTTAAAGGAGGAGCGAAAGTAGATCCTAAATAATACCAAGAATTTGATCCTATAGGTTTACATACTAAAACTTCTACCCCGATCTCAGGAATAGCTACCATAGCACCTTCTGTATTAGACGCATAAGGTGAGACATAACTAATAGGCAATACCTCAGACCCTTCAGCGTCTACTCTAGCATAGAAAATCCCACGTTCTGAGATATCAAATCTATTTACTACTTCAGCTAATGATATTTTCTGTTCCATAGTTATGCTTCGGAGGTTGTTAAGTATTTATTTAAATAAAATTCTGAATATACATTTGTTGGACTTATTTCATGATTAAATCCAGTAATAGTATATATGCCACTAAAGAAAGTATTAAGAAGATTACTTTCTTTTTTACTTTTTCCAACAAGAGGAGCAGTTTGAGCTAAAACAACACAATTTTCAGTAAGTGCTGGAGTTTTTGTTACGTTAAAAAGTGGAAGAGTTTTAATAGTCATCATTCTACTTGTCTTATACAAATTTTGCATAAAATCTGTAAAAATAGAGAAATCTGTTCCAGGCACATATTGTTTTAGTTGATAATAACTAGTAGGATTTTTTTCTAGTTGTTCTATTTCATTAAGAGCTTTTTCTACAAATTTTTCAGGAGATTCATACATTTTTTGTATTTCCGTTGGATCAAGAGATGAGTATAATCCTTGTATTATTTCTTTTTTTTGGTCTTCTTTTAACCCATGAGAATATCCTTGTTGTATCAAGTAAGATACAGCTTTATACGAATCAGTTACTTTATAATCTTTTGATAAATTAATAATTTTTCCTGATGCTTGAGAGGTCTGTGTCCTTTGTATAGTATTTTGATAAGATGTTCTAAGTTGAGTAGCGTATATTCCTTTATTATGAAATGTTAAAGTTTCTATGTTTGGATTTGATGTATTATATTTAAAAATAGGTATACCTTCTTCCTCTATTATAGATTTTTGTTCATCTGTAAATAACCCAAATCCAAAATTAGATGGGAAACTATCAGTAGTCCCAAAAGGGTCTCGATTTCTTTTTTTATTGTATAATATATCTGTCAAATCATCAGAATATTTATCATCATCTAGATAAGCCCTATCTATTGGATGCATTGGAATAAAAGCAGAATAATGTTTTGGGGGTATTTCTTCTTTTTTAAACAAAAGAGAGTTCGCATATCTTCGTATTTCATCATATGGCTCATAGAACGGTATTGATTCTGCTTCTGTTTTTTTTAATATGTTACTTTTATGGTAAAGAAAATCATTAACGAGCTGGTAATCTCCAAAAACTAAAACATTATTCGTATCATCAAAACTATCATAACCTCCAAATATATGATAATCTTTAGACAAGTTGATCCAGTAATCTATTAAATTAGAATTTGATTCTGTAAAACAAACAGGTTGTATATTATAAGTAGAATAACTACAGGATTGTATCCCTTCAATAAATTTCTTTATCCTAAGATAATCAGATCTATCTTTATAATCTGAATAGAAAGATGCTCTTAAAGTTGCTCGTATTGCATTTTTCTGATTTTCTTTTTTATCTCCTGTATTTAATTCAATTAAGGGTGTGCCTGCTAGTGAATTATTAAGATCATTTAGGATATTAATAAATGAATAAACCCCTGCTGGTACTAATTGTTCATTATCAACGCCTGTTAAGAACGAAGCTTTGGAATATGTTTTACTTGATAAGGTTAAATGTGCTAGTGCATTTTGTAAAAATGCGATAAACCCTTCTGATGTAATTCTTGAATAAGGTAAATCACTTTCTCTATGAAGATCAAGCATAGAAGCGCATAAAACATTTAAATCAGGTAATAGAACTATTATATTTTTATTTTTAAATACTTTTGATAAATAATCCCTAAAGGCATCAACAACTAAAGTATGAAAATCAAGCTCTTTAAATAGTTTAATTAGCTTTACATACCCTGCGCTTTTTAGAAGTTTTTCTTCATTTTTTAAAAATTTGGAATAGTTTTTAGGTTTTTGAATCTCGTTATTTTCTACAGGGTTGTATAATTTTTTGGAATTTTGTGGAGATGATCCTACTCGTAAATTTTCTGTATGTACAGGATTTGAATATCCTACAGTTACTTTATTTACAGCAAAATTACTAGTCATTGTTGAATAATCTAAAAATTCTGTAGAAGGAGCTAGTGTCAAAGTTATTTCTTTTGAACCTTCTACAATGTAATCAATATCAAGAAGATTTAAAGTAAAAGGCCCAGCCCACTTTGTAATATCAGATCCAATTCCATAAGCAACATAGAATGTTTTACTTAAATTAACAGTATTTATTGGAAGGTTCTTTATAAAATTTCTTTCAAACTCATCGTTTGGATCAATGAAAGTTATAGTCATTACCTGATCGAATCCATTTCCAAAAGAATGATTAAATGAAATAAGATTAGAGTTATCTTTGTTATTAAATAATAAAACATCTTTATTATTAGAAATTTCATCAATTAAATTTGTATCTGGGCTAGAAGCTCTAACACCTAAATTTTGAAATCTATTCATTGCGTCTTTTGAAGAAGTAATGACTATATTTGCTGTTTGTACTTTCATGCTATTTTAGGAATTAAAATTATGTCATTTACATTAAATCCTTCAAACGGGTCTGTAATATTATTTACTAACATTAACAACCACCAATTTTGAGGACTTCCATAAAAATTACTTGATATTAAATCAGGTCTATGTTGTAAATCTATGGGGATTTTATATAAATCATAATTGAAACTATTTTCTATATCAGATATCATCCTATCAAAAGTTTCATTATTTATGATAGAAGTAACTTTTGTATTTCTAAAAAATACTTCCGTAAATCCTAAAGAGTATGGGCCTCTATTTTGTTCTAAATTACCCATTAATCAATCCTCCCCCTCCTGGGTCTAGTGATTTAGCTGGTCCGTGTATTACAGCTTCCCAACCAGCTAGATTATCTCTCTTTAAAAAATTATTATCAAAAGGAGCAAATTCATTTGAATCCCCTGCTCTAAATTCTTCAAGCATTAATGATATATTTATTTGATTAGGTAATAAAGTATCTATATCATATCCTGCTGCTTCATTAATCTCAATAGAGTAATCCGTACAAATACAAGGAATATCTCTATACAACATACCATGAATGATTCTAATAATTGGTGGACCTAATAAAGGATTTTTAGAATTGTTTAAGACACTACTTCTTATAACATTAATCCAAAATGTAATTGTATCTAAAACTGCTGCTTTTTCCTCATTACCTTCCTTAAAATCTTCAACGAAATTATCTCTTGATAAATTAAAATATTCAAGCTGAAGATTTTGAGATAATGAAACTCTACGACTTTCAAATTTTACAGGAGTTGTCTTATAAGGAGGTGGCTTATAAGGAGAATCATAAGAAATGTAATTATCAGTCTGAGTTTTTCCTAATTCATCAATAATATGAGGAATAGTAATATTAAACTTAATATCTAATTGCCTAGAATCCGCTCCTAAATAAGTGTAAAGATTACTTGATCTTGATAATAAGCTATGTTTCTTATATCTAGCTTTTTTATTTTCTTTTATAATTGGATTTTCAAAAAATGGAACAATTACACTTGTATAATTATTTTCTCCTTGAGGAAAATAAAATTTAAGTTTTGATCTTTCTGGAAGTGCTCTATCCCTTAAAGTGTCGTTATAAGTATTCATGGAGATAACCTTGGTCTCATATATGCTGCATTAGCTCTATCTAATGTTCTATTTACAAATTGGTTAGTCATAGTAGTACGATTTATTTCATTATTTTCTGAATTTAAAGTAACTAGTGTTTTCAAATGATTTGTATTATCATATCCTAAAACTTTTCTTATACCGGCTTCTAAAATATCATTACTTCTATTTAAATAGGAAGAAGCAGTTTTATTTCTACCTGCAAGTAGATCATTTGTTGCTTTTGCTTCTTCTTTAATACCTAGAGTATTTAAATCTATACTTTCAATAAAATTACGAAGCTTATTAATTCCTTCTACACTAGCCCCTATCAAATTCTGGGTTCTTTCACTTTCAATCTTCCTTTTAGGATCCTCATTCAGTAACCTATAAGATTCTTCTAAAGCTTTACGATATCCTTCCTTGTAGTTTTCTACAGATGGTTGACCGATTCCCACGCCCTCTACGAGTTCCTCCCCCAGACGTTCAGCTATACCCCAACGCCCCCCAAGCACATCGGTGACACCTAACTCTATACTTTTCATAGCATCTTCTGCATATTTCTCAGTAGCCTCCATTAATTTTTTATCAAAAATTTGAGGCTGACCATCAACAAAAGTTAATGATTG